GGCTGGTTCACTGGAAATGGCTCGAGGTGCCGTCGGCTTGAACCCTTTCTCAGTCTTGGAGAATACGGCCTTGGCAGCGGAGTCCTTGCAGGTGCCGCCGGTTGTGTATTCCTCATAGGCCTTGAGGGCGCGGGCACGCTCAGAAGCCGTCTCGCGCGAGTTGATGTACTCGGCGCAGATGGTCTCAAACGTGTGTCGCGCTAACAGACGCCTGCTCGGCTCTTCCATTGGGCCGAGCCAGTGTAGAGCCACGGGGTGCACAATGTTGGGCTTGTTCGCCGCGTGCGGCTGCTCGACCGACATTCGGCTCTGCATGGCCTTCCCCACATTGTGTGCGCAGCTGGTGAAGCTGTAGGCCCAGTGTCCATCGAGAACCGCCCCGAGTGGAGTGACGCCGAGTCGGTTGATGCACTCGGGGCAATAGGCTAGGTCGCCGCGCTGCTTCACTACGGCATCCGCACGAGGGGGAATCGCGAGGGCATATGTAGTGCAGACCTTGGCCGTCGGTCGTGGGACTCCGGGGTGTTGCATGTGCCGGAAGTTCTCACGGGGCGCTTTCTTTTTGGAAACGGTCACACCGCGCCTGCGGTACTCGCGGGCCAGCGCGGTGGCGGCACAGAAGGCTGCGGCACCAGCCACCAGACCAGTGAAGAGGGATCCCGTGGTGATGCCTGTCCCGAGGGCAGTGGCTGCCGCAGTGCCCACCGTCGCGAAAATAGTGGGAAGCAGGTGCTCGTACCAATACTCGGTCGACGGGTTATACGTGGCATCGAGGGCGGCCATCATGCAAGTGTAGGTGCACTCAGCGCCACTCGGGGGATTTGGTAACGCTCGCGCCAAGGTGTGGTAGTTGCGCAGCATGCGCGCATGTTCATCAACGGGTGAGCCTGGTGTGGCGGGTCGGAGAACCATTTCACGCACCAACGTGCGGGAAATGAGGATGGGCTGTCCCTCGGCGTCGAGGATGGGACGGTCCACAAGACCGGCGAAGCGCTCGTATAGCCCGACGGCGCCGTTGCCAAGCCGGGTGAGTAAGCGCTGGACCAGGGTGCCTCGCCCGGCGTGTGCCTGTCGGAGCTTGTCGACAGTGAGCACGAAGTAGTCGGGTCCCACGACGGGTGGTAGGATGCCGAAACCAGTGCGGGCATCGTCGATAGGAGTTCCCTGGTCGATCCACGAGTATGGCGAGGGCCCGGAGTCGTCCCACGAGGCTGTGATGCGCCACAGATCGAACGTGCCGTTATTCGCCAGGCGCAGGACACGCTCAAAAACGAACCCATAGCCATCAACGGAGTACAATCCATCGTCGACGACCATGCGCTTGTTGGTGTACGCGAAAGCGTCGCCACGCGGGAAGTGTTCGTGGAAAAGCTCACCGTCGCGGTGGATGACCCTGAGGTCGACTTCACCTCCAAACATCTTGCCCCGCAACGGCGCGCCACTCGAGAAGGCGGCGTAATGCGGCGCTTCAGTGCACAGTTCGTGCAAGCGAGCGGCCCCACCAGCCTGCGCGAGGAAATAGTACAGCGCATCAACCGACATCGTCGTGGCTCCGCGCGGGATGCATGTACAATCCTGCAACGTATGACGGCAGGTAGTGATGTGGTCGGTGTTGATGACTCGGCGACCAACATCGTGCGCCTTGATCGCCTCGTCGAAGTCCATGACCGGTGCGCACACGTGGCGGTAATATTCACAACCATGCAAGCGCCGCGCGGCAGCATGGTGGGTGGGAGAGCCCCCGATGTCGTAGACGTCCTCCGGACAGAGGGACATGGCGATCACCGCAGCGCGACGGATGGCGTCGGCCACGGGGTGGTTATCGATGGGCTTGCCTGCTCCAGAACGGCTTGGCACTAGGACACCTGCATAGTGCTTCTGGGCGGCGTGGTCGAATCCGTGGCATTTCACGGGCACAGGTGGGGCCTGTGCGAGGAATGGTGTCAAGTGTCGGACGAACTTGCCGTCCAATTGAAACCCAACGGCTGCCTCTTCAGCCGTGGGAGTGGGCCATCTCTTAGGCAAGCGAATGCTTGCACAGCGGTTAAGGCCGATCGCTTCATTTGCGCCATTGACGCCCTCACCGGAAAGGAAGTTCTGGTGGACCTGCGGCAGGGGCGCGGCAGGAATTTGAGGTGCTGGCACTGCGTTTGCAGCAGCAGCGTCGACTAGTTCGCGATTGACAGCGCGGAGTGCGTCGAGTTCGCCCATGGCCTGTTGCAGGTCATGGGCGGCGGCCGCGTTGACCGCGTCGTCTTGACGACGGCGCGGGTTGCGGCCACGAGGGGGGCGTTGTTCCCCCCGAGCAGCTTGCCGTGGGCGATGAGCGGGCTGATACCTGCGATTAGGCTGGCCCGACATGCTTGGGAAGCTGGATAAGTTTAAGG